TTGGATTAAAGCTTCTACTATATCATCTACATGAGTAAAATCTCTACGTTGTTCTCCATCACCATAGATTTCACACTGTAATCCTTTTTCAATATTATTAATCCATCTACCAATTAATGTAGTGTATCCCCCCTCTGTTAGTTGATAAGGCCCATACACATTATAAAATCTGGCTATTGAATATTGTAATTTAAAACATTCAAAAAATAATTTCAAACATTCTTCTCCTATATCTTTACTAAAAGTGTAGGGATTTTTGAATTTACCCGAATGGTGTGAAGATGAACCTGCGTATATTAGGGGTACACTGTTTTTAGCACAATAATAAGCTAATTGCATAGTCCCATTAGCATTAGCTTTAAAATATTCAATTGGGTTTTCAAATGAAGGTTGAATCCTTGCTATTGCTGCCATATGAAACACTAAATCGGGTTTAATAAAATCATAATCATATATATTTACAATATCATACTCAAGATATTTGCACCCCTTTTGATGATTAGATTTTAACCCAGTGTTATAATTATCTATAGAAATTACTTCATAGTTATTTTCTAAAAGCCTTTTGATAAGGTTTGTTCCTACAAACCCAGCACCACCTGTTACTAAGATACGCATATTAGTTCATTTTGATATTCTTCTAAAGAATTAATTGTTATTTGGAGATTACCCAATTCAAACTGTCCTATTTCTCCACTATCTTTTATAATATCATTTAGTTTTTGAATTACCTGAAAATCTTGTTGGGTAAAATTATTTCCATCAACTTCAACAATAATGTCTTTACCTCCATTAAACCAAGGTTCTAGAGAAGTTTGTAATTGAGGATTTGAATTAATAATATTAACTTCTTTTTTGTAAACAGGGGAAATAATTGGCTTCATAAAAACATCATGTTGTACTGGGGTACCCCACTTTTTTATAAATTTTTTCATATTTGTAGTTGTTGTTTGTAACCACTCTTCTGAATTTTTACCTGCAGCTCCTCCAACATGTTTGTTAAACCTGCTACCTCTACTTGTAAAGTGGTAAACTAAACCTTCCCATGTTTGTAGCACTTCATAACCATTTAAAACAAATCTATTAAATAAATCTGAATCTTCTTTAGACTGTGGGGCAAATAATTCATCATGTCCTCCTATAGCTAAAAAGTCTTCTTTATACATACACCAGGGAGCAAATATACCCTCAGTAACATTTTTACCATGTTTAGGCTTATATTCATCTAAAACCCAATTATTAAATTTATCCATATTAAAATCTTCTACTTCAACCCCAAAATCTACTAACATTTTTTCGGGTCCATCTGGATGCAGTGGAGGTTCTACTCTAGTTGCACTTATAACGGATCCCCTAGTTAAATATTTTAAAATATGTTTATCTAACCCAGGAGCTGCAACCATATCAGCATGGAAAGCAAATATAACTTCTGTTCTAGCCATTTCAATACCTTTATCAAACATACCTACTATACCAATACGTTCAGGGCCAGGGTTGTGATGTGTTATTAAATCAGGATCATTTAATGAATCTATCCATTCTTGTGTACCATCTGTACTAGCATCATTTAATACTAATATATCATGTTTAGTATCAAGATTACGTATTGATTCATAAGCTAATTTTAAAAATTCTAGGTTATTTCTACTAGGAATAACAAATGTAATTTTTTGAAATGGGTTTACTATAGTCCACTTATAATTTTTATCTATTTCTAATGGAAATTTAGTCATTCCAGGGGTAAGAGATTCATCATACCAAGGGGCTTCCCATATGTTAAAAGGCTTAGTAGTAAAATAATTTTTTACCTCATTTACAATATTTAAAGGTAAAGAAGAAATTTTATTATCATGCCATTCCCCCCAAAATTCATTTACTAAGTCAATAGTACCATCTTTTATCATTTTATTTAAAACCTCATATTCAGCCCCCTCTATATCTAACTTTAGTATAACATAATCTTTTTTGGTTACATTTTCTTTTAACCAAGTAGATAAATCAATACTTGGAACTTTTTGAGTAACTTTTTCTTCCCACCTTTCATAAACTGAATTACTCCAACTAGCTCCTTTTTTAGGAAAATTAAAATTAACACCTTTATTATTTTTCCAAAGAGCAGACCATGTAACATTAACTTTAGAATCTAATTTGTAATATTCTTGGAGACTATAAGCTAAAAAAGGAACAGCCTCAAAACCATAAATTTCTATGTTATCCCCAAATTCTTTTCTTGCTTTAATTATAGATTGTCCTTTATGACAACCCCCATCAATAAATATTTTTCTCATAATTTAGTTTATTATATTTTTAAAATTTTCTACAAATTGATCTTCTTTATAAAGTTTATTATATAATCTTTTTGAATTATTACTTACTTCATTGTAAAAATCTTTATCTATTTTTAACCTATTTGCTAATTTTATAGCAGATAAAATATCTCCTCTTTTTACACTTAACTCAGGAAATAGATTTTTTTGTGTATTAATATCATTATATCCTATACAAGGTATGCCCAAATAACCACAATTTAAGGGAAACTGCCCTGCAGATGCAGGGTAACATTGAACTGCGTACTTATGTTTTGATAATTCATACATAAAATCCTTCCAAATAATCCAAGGTAAATAATTAATACCATTAGTTTCTTCTCCTTCTTTAAATTTTCCCGTTTTATATCCTGTCATAGGTAAATTAAAATGATTTCCTATAACCCATGCATCAAAGCCTCTATAAGTTGCAGTCCAATTTCCGGCAATAAAAACTTTATTTTCTTTTTTGTTAGCAATCGTGATTTCATCTTCGACCATTAAAGTAGGGAGTATACTTGCTGGTTTATTTGATATACCACTAAAATAAGGGATGTCAATGTCATTATGACATAATATTTTATCAGCTTCAGTAAGCTGATTGTAAAACCAAGCCATAGAAGCAAAAGATTCATCTTGCCAATCCCATTGTATACTTTCTTGCATAATATATACTTTACTACAATAAGACCTTATAGTTTCAATTAAAGGAAAATCCATCAATGCTAATTTTTCTCTATTTTTTTCCTTTGGAATAATAACTATACCAATATCATATTTTTGTTCTAAATGAGATAAATTAAACACACAGTGATGGATTGCATCTAAAGCACAAATCCATGCTTGATCAGTTCTCATATTGGGGTTATTCCTAGGTATTTTACCTTCATACCCTCCTTCTGTAAAAAATGCTATATTCATAACTTAAATATATGTTGTAAAGATGTATAATAATTATCTATATTAGGTTGGAAAAAAGATACATCACAGTTAAATATTGAGGTATTAAGATAAGCTTTACCCCCAGCTCCACTAATATATTCTGTAGCCTTAAAATATTTACATATATCGGCTAATCGTTGAGAACCCTGAGATTGTATGTTAAGAGTAGAACTTAATACCATTGGAACTTTTATATTTAATTGATTTCTAACATATTCAATACTAGCTATATTAATATCTATTAATTTTTTATATTTATATATTTCTGAAAAATCTATTTTAAATTTTGTTTGGAGTTTTGTTAAAATTATTTTTTTCCATTTAGGGTGATCATTTACGTAAATATCCTTAATTAACTTTTTATTAGGACTTGGTTCTAATCCTATAGTAAACCATTCTTCTACTCCATTACTATTTAAAAATTTATTTCTATTTTGAAAATTATTTTTTGTATACTGAACATCATCTAAAATTACAAATAAATCAGATGCTTCCATTTTTTGGAAAAACCCCATATAGGGAAAGTGTTCTGGTTGATGTATTGTAATTTTCATTTTAGTATTAGTAAAAAATCAAATTTAGATTTATGGATTAATTGTGTATTTTCTGAAATAGATAGGGCAATTTCTAATGTTGAGGAAGGGGAAAAATACTCTATATTATTACTTCTTATTGTTGAAAAAATACTAGGGAAATTAATCATAACAATTTTAGAATGATTATACATATTTAATAAAAGTTGTCTAACTTTAGTGGGGTGGTCTGCGGGACCACCCATATTACCAGCAACTCCAGATGCTATAGATACATCATACACATTTTTATCTTTATAAGTAGATACATCATAGGTTTTAAAACTATACTTAGGATATTTTTTACTAGCTATTTTGGTAAATTTATTATTGATATCTATTCCTTGATATGATTTACAATTGAAACCAAAATCAAAAAATGAACCCCAACCACACCCAAATTCTATAATATTTTTATTTTTAAAATTAACTAAATCATCCATCATTTGGTAGCGTAATTTAGCAGATTTTCCTTCCTTATCCCCCCAAGTTAAAGATCTAAAATCATCTTCACCATAACATTCTAATGAAGAATCATACCACTGTATCATTTTTTCTTGATTCATACTATAATAGATAACCAATTAACTTTCCCAATATACGAATTTACTTTGGGACAGTCAAATTTTTCTTCAATTTTATGAAGGGGAATATAGGGTTCTCTTGATGAAAATTCTGTAAAATACATTCCTCTTAACCAAGAACTTTCCTTACCAATTAACTGAATTCCTGCTTCTTTAATTTCTTTTGCTAATTCATTTCTTCTTATTAAATCTTTTTGAATTTTAGGAATATATTCTAAAAAATTAACATAATCAAGAAATTGAAAATAAACATCTGAAAAAATTAAACCACCTTTTCCTTTATCAATCCATTTACTTTTATTAGTTGAAGATATAACAATATCAGCATATTTACCCAAATTAGATAGCCCATGACATTGACTTAAGTCTTCTATTATTTTTAAATTAGTATTATCCCTAATAGCCTTTATGTTGGCTCTAATCCCAAACATATGAGGAATAATAATGGTATCATAATCTTTAAAATTATTAATTACTTCAGAAACATCTATTTGTAAATCTAAACCACAATCTACAATAAGATATTCACAATTACTTTGCTTTACTGCTTTAAGAATATCAGTACAAGTATAAGTAGGAATTATTACTTTTTTTGAATTAAGTGATTTTAAAGATAAAATTAATGCTTCTGTTCCTGATTTTACTGAATAGGTATATTTCTTATACATTAACCATTTTTAAAATATTAAACGCTTCGGCATATTTTAACCCACATTGATTTCCTCTAAATTTTGCTAGGGTTTTTACATTATCAATCATATTAAATCCGTGCTCAGCAAATTTATTAATTTGGCTTTTATGAGCTTTACATCCCTCTAATTTAGTATTTAGAGTTTTGGATATGTCAACATAATAATTAGCTACAGGGTATGTTGTAGTTATTCTTGGTAAAGGAACTTGTTCGTAACTTAAAACATTTTTTACTAAACGAGAAGCTGCCATAGTAGTATTTAAGGTATTGATATGATCCTGGTGGGTATCCCCAGCCCAATGAGTGTATATCCAATTAATTTCTTTTTCTTTAATTATACTTTCTACAAACTTAATAGATTCAGAATTAAAAGGTACTTTAGTATCTTGGAAGGGTCCTAAAATTAATTCGGCACCTAATAATTCGGCTGCTTTAGTTGCTTCATTTTTACTTATATTAGAATCTCTTGTTACTTTTCCAGTATAAGCATCTTTAACATCACTTTGAGTCATTATTAATAAAGTAACATTATCACCATCATCTATATGTTTTTTTAAAGTACCAAAACAACCAAATTCAAGATCATCAGGGTGGGCTCCTATTGCTAAAATTTTACGCATTTTTAAATATTATGAATTTTAAGTACATCTTCTGTTTCCTTATCAAAAGATAAACGTTTATCTAAAATTTGAAGTTCTCTTAATAATTTCATTTGTGGAATTTGAGCATGATTTATCATAGTAGATTTTTCAGGAATATAATCATCAAGCATGTAACCTTTTTGTTTACATCCATGCTTATAATTAAAATCATCCTTTCCTCCCGAATAAAAAGTAAAACCAGACATATGCAATTTAGATATATCATAAAACAATAAATCTGTAACTGCAGCCATACCTAAATTTAATCTAGTACCTAAATAATGGTGGAGAGATAAATATAGTTCTAAATCTGACCATATATGAAATGGCATGTTATATTCTTCGTTTTGTTTTTCAAATTTTTTAATATCATGGTGAAAATAATCTAAATATCTTGGATATTGTATACAGGCATACTCCACGCCATGGTCTATCATTTTATCTATTTCCCATAATCCTCCTGTTGTTGGAAATTCGTGCCCACTATGCCATCTTATATTAGTTCTTTTACCCATTACTTCATAAGATTCTTTTAAGGGTTTCCACCCTGGTCCCAATCTTACTATTATATCAAAATCTTCAAAAAATTCTCCCTTTTTCTGATTTGCTAGATATCCTGCAGATGCTATTACAACCACAGATTTACCCTTAACATAATTATTAAATCTTCTATCAATTGAAGAATTATTAAATAAATGTTTTAGTATATTTTGATTTAAAGTATAATTTCCCTCTAAGGGTCTTTCTAGTTCTGGGATGTTAAAATCTAATTCTATTTTGTACATTATTTATTATTTATTATTTTTTTTTAAAGTATTCCAAGTATGAGAAGTGTATGAAGGGTTAAAAATATTATAGCAATTTTCTTCACAAAGCTTATTAGCTTTTAAATACCAATTATTACTTTCTCTACATTCTGTTGAATTATTTCCAACTTCATCTTTAACGTACATCCTTTTTTTAGGATGTTTTCTATTATGGACAAGTAATATATTTTTTATAACATATTGGGGGATGTTTCCCAATAATTTATTAGTTACCATCATAAAAGCTGTGTCTTCATGTACAAAAAATACTGATTTAGGTATATTAGCACCTGATTTAATTACCTCAGAAGATATAATTAAACCACACCCATTAAACTTATGTTGAGGGAGTTGAAGAATTTCTAAATCTTCTACTTCATTATTAATACTATCCATTTCTTTTTGTGTCATTGTATGCCATGTACTACCAACTACGTTTGGATCAGATACATGTTTTTGGTTTGTAAATTTAGGATGTTCTAAGGACTTCCATGAATCATCCCACATTTTACAAGTTCCAAAAAAAGATAAATATTTAGGAGTTTGTTTAACTACACTTTGGTGAAGGGAATTTAATATAGTAAAAGTCCTATGAGGTAATAACATATCAGATTCCCCCCACATCAATACATCTACTTTTTCACAATACTCATCATTAAATGTTCTTCTATAATCCGCTATAGTTACTAAATCGTTAGTAATTTTAGCTGAAAAGCCATTATAAATTATTGAACTTAATATAGTTGTTTTACATTTAAGTAATTGTTCTTCACTAGTACATTTTTCTAGATCTTGGTTTAAACATATTAAAAAATCTACTAATACTTCTCCTTCTTTATATTCATCTATAGTTTTCTTTAGTGAAGTGATGTATTCGTTTATCATTTCACTTTCATACCATTGCACTATACATCCTATTGCAAATTTTGTTTTCATATGTTTATATATTTATTATTTTTTACAGATTCATCTTTTAAATGAATTGAAAAATCTTCTTTAAGATCTACTCCTATTAACTTTGCTATAGATGCAAATGTATCTCCCTTAAAAACACAATGAGGTAAAAACTGGGATGGTTTATCTTGAAAGAATTTTATTATAGAATTATACTGCCATTTATTAAAGTTAATTAATTCTTTTCTAGTATTGACTTTAGTAATATAATCATTATTTAAATGCCAATCTATATAACTTATTTTATGTTTGGGATTATACCAGTCTAATATTTTATCAGCCCAATCTTCAGGATCTCTGTAGGAAAACACAAACATGGAATTAGGAAATCTATTATAAAGATATTCATAATGAAACATACAAGTATTAGAATCTGAAAAAGCATTATAAGTATTTAAAAGTTCTTCAGTTAATGGACGCCCTCCATTATGACATGGATTATATCCTAATTTTTTCATCCCTACTGCAAAAGATTTAGTCCCAGTTCGAGACATCCCTAAACAAAATACTTTTTCTTTTTTCATATTAAAATAATTTACTTTGAAAAGTTACTCCTAAATAGTTTTCTTTTAAATTTTTAATTTGGGATAATTTATTTTGGTTTTCAAATTCATACATTTCTTTACTATTATAGAATTTAAAATATCCTGAGGTAGGATATATATCAATAGTTTTAGAAGCTAATAAATATTCTCCGTAAGTAACAGCTTCTCTCATAGCTATTTTATATTCTTGTTCCATTAAAATTTGAAAAGTTTCAAATGTTAAGTTATTGGGAATTAAGTAATTTTCTTCAAAATTTTTCCAAACTAAAGAGCACCAAGAATATGGTGGTGGACCAAAATCATAAATCTTATTATATGGTTTTTGATTAAACACATTTCTATATGCTCTAACCGCTTTAGCATATCCTGTTTTTTGGTAATCCCTATTAAATAATAGTTTTTCGTATTGTTGGTTTTCTTTATTTTCATATATTAAAGAATATACAGTTCCCGAAGGGTGGATAAAATCACTGTAATAAAAATCTCTAATAAAATATTGGTCTGAATCAATACTTAGATAATTTTCAATATCTATTGCTTTCCATAAATGGGATTTTACTATTTGCTGTTGTCTCCACCCATCCAGGAGATACTTAAATTGCCATAATTCCTCATCAGGAATAAAAGTATAACCTTCTTTTCCTATGGTGTCTATTAATAAGGTTTTTTCATTATGAGGACATGATATATAGTATGGTATATTATCCCTATTATATTCTTTAATGGAAGTTAAAAGTTTTGTAAGTCTATTAAAGTCTCCAGAGTAAGTTTTAGTATATAATACAAATTTTACCATAATATAATTTTATATCATATTTATTTTTTTAATTTTATCAAAAGCTGGGTTATCTCCATGGGGGTCTACTATTTCAAGTTCAATTCCTCTAGATTGTAACCAATTATATAATGTTTCTGTACTTTTTATCACCTGAATTATTTCTTTTTTAGTTATAGATGTATCTGTATTTTTAAATATTAAACTATTATTATCATAACAATGAGGTTGGTTATTTAAAGATTCTCCATCATTTTTATATCTTTTTATAGAACTTTTAAATAAATCCCAACCTATAGTTACTATTTTAGTACAACCCAAATATAAAGCTAATGGTATTCCTAATTCATGCATAGTTCCAGGACCCCAAGGTCTTGACATGCTATTATTTATATCTAATAATTCTATTTGATCTGGGTTGAAAGCTATTGAATTTTCTATATTAGGTAAGCCATCATTTAGTTTAAAAGTATCTAAAATAAAATCACAAGGAAAATTTTGAACTATAACATTAGGTTGATGTTCATCCCACACAGTCCATCCTACTATTGTGTTTGGATTATTATAATTGTATTGAGTTAAATTACAAAAATTTAATAAGTGATAGTCTACAATATCAGAAATATTATTTATAGATTGCTTAATTGATATTACTAATTTATCTTTTAATTTTTCATTTAAAATTTGAGTAGATATATTATTTAAAGAAGGTCCAGAAGCTAAAACATAAGCCGTTTCTCCTTTATATTTATCTCTTAAATATTTTACCCTATCATAAGAGTCATCATATTGTGAAGTTATAAACTTTTTTACTTGTTGGGTGTTTTTATGCATTGTTATTTTTTTTAAATAAAAATTCAGCAAATTCAAAATCTAATTCAGTGTCTATATCTATAGATTCAGTTTCTGATATTTCATAAAAATAAGGATTATCACAAATAAAATTTTTAGATTTTAACATTGCTTCTCTATTAACTATAATAACTCCAAAAGTAGGAGAAAAATAATCCGGTAAGTCTTGGGAATTAGGGGCATAATCTAATTTATAATTTATAGGTTGATTATTATACCACAGATATTCTTTAATTTTTTTAATAGACATTAAACTATTACAATTAACATTATTATATAAATCAATAGCTTCTATAAAAGTATCTATGGTAATTAAGGGAGCTGTAACCTGAGTTATTAATATATTTTCAGCTTGGGTTACCTTAGCTAAATACTCATGATATTCACTATTAGTACATTCTGAACTAGCATAATAAGATTCTCTTTTATGGTAAGAAATATTTAATTTTTTTGCTAGCTCTATAGCATAATCACTATCAGTATTTATAATTATATCTTTAACAGGAAGTTTTTTGATTATTTCTATTTTATGTTCTAATAGGGACTTTCCAGCAAAAGGTTTGAAATTTTTATTTTTTACTCTTTGAGAACCCTGTCTAACAGGGATAATTGCAGTTATATTTTTCATATTATATATTATTTATAAATTCTTTAATTCCTTTAGAAAGATTTATTTTTGGTTTCCAACCTAATCTACAAAGTTTACTTATATTTCCCGTTATATTAATTTGATCTCCCTCATATCCTGGGAGTTCTATAATTTCTACAGGTTTATTTAATTCTTTTGATATTTGTTTAATTATTATTTCTGGGGTTATGGATTCATTATTAGAAACATTGTAAATTTCATTATTTGTTTTTTTATCTAATCCCCATACTAAAGCATCTATTACATCATTAACATGAATTAGTTCTCTAATTCTGTTTTTAGTTCCTGTTATTTTGACTTTAGTACCTTTTAACATTTGATTTAAATATATGCTTAAAATCCCCTGATGTTGGTTTTTTAAGTTTTGACCCGAACCATATGTAGCAAATAATCTAAATATAGTATAGGGAATACTATTATGTTCTAGTAATAATTTACATTGTAACTCTCCTGTATATTTACTTACTCCATAAAAAGATATAGGATTAACTGGGGTATTTTCTAATACATTATTATTATTTCCATAAACTGCCATAGAACTAGTGTAAATAAATTTTTTAATTTTTAATACTTTAGAAAGAGAAACCATGTTAGCTGTTCCTATACAATTCCATTTAGCATCTATGTAAGGATCCATTAAACTTTTATACCCTCCAGGTTGAGCAGCTAAATGAAAAATAATATCTATAGAAATATTTTCTTTACTAGTAAAATCTTTAACAAAAGTTTTTTTACTTATATCGTAAATTAAAGTTTTTTTATTAAAACTTTTATTTTTATCTAATCCTATAACCTGGTGGCCAAGTTGGTTTAATTTAGATACTAACTTAGAACCCACAAACCCATTTGCTCCAGTAACTAATATGTTCATTTTATATTTCTTAGTTTTAAATTATCTAATCTTTTTTTATCTTCAACAGAAAGAAGAGTTAAAGTATTATACTTATTAGTTAACCATTCTATTTCAAATCTTAACATATAAGATAAATTTTCTTCAAAATTATCTAAAAAATTGGAAGATAGTTTAACTTTTACATTTCTAGTTTCAACATAGTCTAATAAATTTTTTTGATATAAAGTTTTAATAAAATCTAAACTATTAATATTTAAATTTCCACCCATTAAGGTTTTTAAATTTTTACTTTTAGCTAGTGTAAATATTTCTATAGCCATTTTAAGACATTCATCTGAATCTACCCTATCCTTAGTATAGTTAAAAGATTGAATAAAATCCGTTCTTCCTAATACTATCCCATATAAGTGTTTTGCATCTGAAGAATTAAGAATTTTTGATATATTTTCGTATGCTTGTTTACTTTCAATATTTATAAATAATTTTTCAAAATCAAATTTATTTTTATAAACTGAAGAAATAAACTTATGTAAAGCATATGGAGATTCTATCATAGGAGCTACACAACCACTGCAATTTATATTTTTAGCAAATCTCATATCTGAAATGGCTTCAGCTCCTCCTATTTTTATATTTAGGGGGTATTGGTTTAAGTGAGATAAGCAAGCTATGTTTACAGCTTGGTCAAAAGTTAAACCCTCATCTTCTAGTGAAATTTTTATTTCACAATCTAAATTTTTTAAATATTTAAACATTACTTTATTTTATTTAAAACATTTTTCCAATTGTCAAAATATATAGCTTTATCATCTATATAATATTTAGCATTTATTTTGCTAAATGTAACATCTTGTATATGTTTTTTTATTTGATATTTATCTAGCCATTCCCATATTAATTCAACACCAGTTTTTCCTTCTATTAAAGGTCTATTAGGATTAGCTTTAGAGGAAAAAATGACTATTTTATAATTATTTGAAATTTCTTTTATAGCTTCTAGAGCTTCTGGAATTGGTTCCCCGTACACGGTTCCATCATGGAAACCTAAATGATGGTTATGGATTACTCCATCAAAATCAATAGCTATAACATTTTTTTCATAGTTTATAACATGGTCTAAAAATTTATCCTTATCTGTTTTCATAGTGTATTATAGTAATTATTTTGTTTTTCTTGTCTTTCTATAGTTTTTTCATGTAGTAAACAGTATTCTTCTTCAGGGGGTAATTCAGACATAACTTCAAATCCTGTTAATACCTCATGTACTTTATTTACCCATTTTAAATTAGGGTCATTTCTATAAATTCTCCATTGATAATCAGGGAAATTAACTCGTTCTTTATCATCTATTCTCCATCTCCATTTTTGAATATGTTCTCGAGTTAAACCCTCTACTATGTTAATCCTAGGGACTCTATAAACATCTACAGTTTTATTCATTTCTAATATTGCCCATAGATTTTCTACTAAATATTTAGGTGGAAGTTCATCAGCATCTATTTGAAAAATATAATCTCCAGTGCAAAAACTGTTTAGTTTATTTTTCCAATCAGCAAAGTGTCCTTTAAATGAACCATACATCCAAGAAAGCCCTTTATTAACAGATTTTGCTCTTAAAAATTCTTCAATTCCTTTATGACCATTATTAATATCATATAGTACAACAATCTCATCTTCTGGTCTTTTATTTTTTAGTAAAAAATTTATCAGTCTTTGAATTTCTATAAACTCATTACAGACTGTTATTGCATAACTTATTTTCATATCTTAACTAGGTAATACCCCAATATACGAAAGAGCTTCCATAAAATCACGTTCCTCAAATTGTTTCATTGTAGTCATGTCCATTCTATGTTTATAATATTGATCTTTTTTTCCTGGGATTGGATATTTTAATTTTTCTTCTTCAGTTACTTCTACAGCTTTAACTGCTGCCCATTTCCAGTTATTAGTTGTAGACCCATTTGCAAATACCATTCCTTGAGTAGGCAAATTTACTGTTGAAGGGAACCATACTTGACCTGTTTTATCTTCATGTCTAAGATCTTTATACAGTTCAGGTAGCATAGATAACTGGTCATCCATTATTTCTTCTCCTTCTCTCATTAAAGAATTAGATTGAAAACCACAACCGTAACAAAAATAATTATTTATATCTTGATTTATTTCAGTTACATAACATGCATCTGATCCACATTTGGGGCATATTTCTAATCTATCTGGGTTCATATTTCTACTTTTTTCAATTTTGGTAATTTTAATTTAGGAAGTTCAGGTTTATTATCCTCTCCTATTTTTTTAAGTTTTGGTAATTTTAATCCTACTTGTTTAGGAGCTGTAGATACATTTTTTTCTAACATTTTACTAAATTTTTCTTTCATTTTAGTATATGTAAAGTTTTCTTTAGCAAAATTACCTTGTTGTTTAGCTTTATGAATCCAATTTTTATAATTTTTATACACATCCTTTAAGGCTTTCCCCAATGCCATAGTATCAACATCAAACCATTTAGCTCCATCAATAAACCAATTATTTTTTACACTTTTATGAATATCACCTAAAGTACCTGGTAATAATATACTCATATCAGGTTTAAGAAAATCAATATGGCCTGACCAACTTGAAGCTATTATTGGTTTTTTAGTTTGAGTAAATTCAAGTAGTGGCCTACCAAATCCTTCACCTTTAGTAATATTAACCATACATTTTACTTTGGGATGATTATATAATTCATTTATTTCTTCATCTAAAAGATCCCCATGTATAACATAAATTTTAGGTAATTTTCCTTTTACAGTTTTTTTAATATCACTTATTTTTTTTAAGATAGCATCTCTATCCATATATGAAACCATTCCCCCAGAGGTTTTCATTATAAGAGCAGGTTGTTTTTGTTTATTTTTAAAAGTTTCTAAAAATGATTTTACTAGTAAACCTACATTTTTTCTATCATGCCCAAATGCTCCTTGCATCCAATGACCAACAAATAAAAAACAAAATTGTTCTTTTATTTCAGGCAAATCTAATATTTCATTTGTTTTTTTATAAACATTTTCATTAAAACCCTCAAATAAAACTTTAGTTTTTGTAGATAATTCTATATTTTTAATAGTTTGTTGGGTTTTTTGATCTTTTTGTTGGAATTTACTATTTTTTAATACTTGAATAGTATGTTCTGATGACCCAACTACAATATTCATTCTGTTACAGCCTTCAATCCATTCAGGTTTACATAAAGTAGTTTCAATACCAGCAGTCATTCCTATGTTATAATGTCCTTGTGGCATAAATTCATTTGGAATTGTTATTTGCATCCATACATCAGGTTTAGGATATTGTTTATTAGGTTCGGGTTGCCATAAATGCTTATTTAAAAAACCCCAATCTTCTTTATGATCTTCTATAAAACCCCAGGGTGTAGCACCCCATCTTTGTGGTAATATTTTTACATCATATTTATCCATTTCAATAATGGATTTTACTATATCTCTTGATCTTGCTCCATAACCTGAATAGGTGTCTATTGGGCAGCTTATTACAAATGTTGGTTTCATATTAATATACTAAATTATGTGTTTGTATTTTTCTAATATCTTCGTCTGTGTCTATTACTTCAAATGCTTCTCTTGGTTCCCAAGTATTGAATAATTCATTAGTAAATTCTATAAATCTTTTACCCTGGTGTTCAGCTGTAAATCCTGCTTCTTCGCTTAAGCACCATTCTCTAGCTTTAAGACCTAATTCTTTTCTTTTTTCTGGTCCTAAGTCATAAACTTCTTTTATTCTATCAGCTGCATCTTCGGCTTTGCATCTATCATCCCAGATATAAGGAGTAACAGGTGACCCCTGAATTGATCTAGAAGTTGGATAACATGGGAAAGCCCATTCACCATGTTTTTTATATTTACCCGTATTATTAGATGGTATTTCTAGGGAAGGTGTAAACCATTTTTCATTTTCATCCTCAAATCTCATTTGATCTTGCATTCCTCCTGTAACATTAGCTATAATAGGGTTACCTGCTAACATTGCTTCAGTTAGTGTTAATCCCCATCCCTCATTTGATGTTAAAAGAATTTGACAATCTGTTATATTATATAACATATTTAACTCTTGTGTTGACCATCTTTTTTCATCAATTACTATAGCATTTGGGTATTTTTCTCCAAATAATAATTCATTTATAGCTTCTAAATCTGTACCGGCTTCATGCACTTTTTCAGTATGAAGTAAAAATCTACATTTATCTGCTTTTTCTTTAGGTAAACTATCTAAAAACATTTTAAATGCCCACATTGCATCCGGGATTTGTTTTCTTCTAATATTTCTTGAATTAAAAAATAAAACAAAATTAACTTCATCTTTGCCAAATAAATCTAATTTCATTTTTTCCACAGCATCTAACTCTTCTGTAGTTTCTAAAGGACGGTAAATTTTATGGTTTAAACCATGAGGTAAATATTTTATTATTTTGTTTTTAGCTTTATTACCTAAAACAATATTATTAATGTTTACTGTTTGTTTTGAAATCCCCATTAATAAATCACATGACTCATAAAATGCTTTATTATATAAAGGAGCTGGGTAGTCATCCCAAATGTTTAAATAAATAATGGGTATATTTTTTCTTATCTCTCCTTCAGCATTAAATAACCAAGAAAAATATCTTGGATCTGTAATAAGCATTAATGCATCTGGTTTTTCTTGTTTTATAATTTGTCTTACTAATTCTATATTACCATAACCATCAACAGGAAATAATTTAACATTAGAATTATTTAAACCTGTTTCTTGATTAATACTTTTAGATAAATCAAAAACTTTACCTTTATCAGGATGTTTTATTGCTCCCGCTATTTGTACCCAATTAAAATGTTGACAAGTATGTAATACTATTTCTTTACCTACTGTAGCTATTCCCGAATGTACTCTAATATCATCACATATTAAGAGTATTTTCTTCCTTTTATTTGGAGGAAGATACTTAAAATCTTTATTCATTTATTTTTGTTTTTATAACTCGAGGTTATTGTGATTGTTAATTGTTTTTCTAAAATCATCATTTGTAAGATACAAATGGATAGCGCGGTCGGCAAGTTTCTGGAAGGAAAATTTACGTTTTACACACTCTATTTTAAAATCTTGAAATAAATCACTTTGTATTTTAACACTAGTTAGTGTTTTTTCTTTTTTATTGCTCATAATCTTTAATTTAATAAAACTATTTATATCAATACATACGTATTGTATTAAAAATGTTCACCTAATCCACATAATTTTTTATCCGTTTTATAAGGGCAAAACCCACAATTCCATTTTGAGGGATTTGGTGACATTTCTTTAGTTGAGTATTCATTTTTTATAAAACATTCACTCATAAATTCTTGTATTGCTTTAGTTGCTCTATTTACTTTTATTTTACCTGAAGGAGGAGAATACATTTGAAATCGTTTCTGTGGGTAATCTCCATCTTCGTATACTTTTCTTCTGGTAATAAAGAACTCAATATCAATATCCTTTATATCTATTCCAAACTGTTCTGCAAAGAATTTTTTATATAGTATGAGTTGGAATTGTTTATCTTCATCATTTTTAACATAATTTAATTTCCAACCATTAGTAGATGTTTTAATATCTATTATTTTAAATTTATTTAAGTTTTCATTGTACATTACAATGTCTAAATAACCCATAAATAAAATATTAGGGTTATATTTTACAGGAGGCATTAGTATGGGAGTTTCTATTCCTACTAAATGCCAACCTCGTTTTGAAAAATATTTGCCCCTATGTTTTTTTAGGTAATTTAAAATTTCAACTCCGTCTTGATAAAATTCACTTAGTTCACCTGGGTTAGAAAAATGTTGTTTATTATTTTTCTTATACTCTTCTTGATAGTGAGCTCTTAATTGATCCTTAAGTATTTCTAATATATCTTCTCTATTAGCTGCTGCAGCACTTGTTTCATACATTACTTTAATATAATGTTGAAAAGCCTCATGTAATGCTTTCCCAAATACAGTGTGAATACTAGGTGTATAAACTTTATGACCGTCTCTATATTGTAAAGCCCATTGTTTAGGACATTTCTTCCACATTGTATATTGTGAATATGAAATATTTTTTTGATAAGAGTAGTCTAATTCTCTTTTAGGGGATAATTGTATCTCCTTTACTATAGCAGGTGTTTTGGCCATTTATTTTTTCCACTTGTCACGTCCTACTAACATACCAATTATACCGTAATTAGCTATGTCTATAAATGTGTCTTCCATTCCTTCACCTTTAACAAAATTTCTACCATTAGTAAGTAAATTTCTTAATCTTGAAATTTTATCTGTTAATCTGATAGCTAAACCTGTTAATGAGAATTTTTTATCGTTTTCTTTAGTTAAGTCTCCTCCTAATGAAATGTTTTGTAAACCATAATCCATGTGTTTAGCTGCAAACATTCTATACATTTCATCTTGAATTTCTTTAAATTCCTGAGATAATTCAGGGTATTCTTCTTCAAAAATAGCAATTGTTTGATTTATCTCATCTTCGATAATTTCTTTTATCTTTTCCGCTTCCATATTAAAAAGGTAGAGGTTGATCGCCCCAATATTTATTTAATGTTTCTAATTTATCATCAGCATCTGTTAATAATTCTAATGCTTCATTTGCATCTTTAAAAAAGTCATTTGCTGTATGGTCACCAATTCCTACTGCTTGGTTTTCTAATAAATCTAACGCCATTAAAGCTTTTGATTTATCTGCTTCTGCTTGTCTAATTAAAGCTTCTATAATTTTACTTTTTTTCATGTTTTCATTACTTTTTGATACGCTTGTTCATATTGTTGTTCTAAAGTGAGTTTAGGATTTTCCATTTTTAATTTTTTTATTTCATCAAACATTTGTTGTCGCTTACCATGCTCTTCAGCACTATAAAGTAGTTCCTCTAATTTACTCATTTTAGTAACTTTTTTATTTCTTTTTTATCTTTACCCATTTCACTTAATATAATAGGTATCTCTTCTTTAGTCATTACTGCAATATACGAAAGAGCATCTGCTGCTCCAACTTCATAGTATTTTGCTATGTCTTCTACTAAATCTTTGTTTATAGTTTCAGTTTTTGATTTAACATACTGTAACCAGACTTTCTTTTTAGGTAACATTTCTTTGTAAAAATTATATATTTGTTTTTTCATAGTTGGTAACATACTTTGCGCATAATCTGCGATTTCAATGTAATATATATGCATACTAACAAATCGATGCACCATGTATGAATTAAATTTTTCCCAGTCGTTATCCGTAAATTCTGAAGCAGGTGTTTTATACAACGTTATATGTTGTAACCAGTCAAAAATATTCTTAATCTTGTCTTCTTTCTTTTTCACCTTGATATACCCAGATTCCTACTAAACCTAATCCTATTGACATTGTAATTACTATATAAATCATTTTTTTACTCCAAATTTTGAAAATTTATACCAAGCTCTTTCATGTAAATAATATAAAATCATTTTTGTAAACATTTCAATAGATCCTATTGTAAAACCTATCTTAATACTTCCTGTTATTAAATAAGATAATAAAATAGTGTCTAAAGTCCCAACTGCTCTCCAAGTAATAGTTTTAGCTAAGTGTCTTTTCCTTTCAACATTGCCCTTTGTAAATCTAAAAAATTTAAATTTATTATTTTTATTTTTTATTTTTTTTTCTTCTTTAAATTCAAGATTTTCAGGACGTAATACCGTTGTTAAAACTTGATCCCCTATTTTATGTATAACAGATGATATTTTTCCATTTACTATAAATTCTGCCTCTCTATAATCTTCTATTTTTAACATAAACTTTTCATCACTATCAAGGTTTTTTAAAATATAATGAGTTCTCCACTTATTTAAATTTTTCTCTTCTAGAACTTCATATTTTTTTTGCCTAATAGTAATTACTTTCATCTATATTGTAATATCTTTATAATCTTCTCTAATTTCTTTAGGTAAGGAATCAGCTATTATTTTTTTAGTCTCTAAATCATAAAATACAGGTATTGGAAGCATTGCATCCTCATCTGTTCCTGCTACGAATTTTGATACTTTTCTTAATACAAATGCCTGACCGAATAATAATCCTCCGTCAAAACCTTCTATCATTGTTGTATTTTTAAAATCTATATTTAGACCTTGTTGCTGTGGATTTTTCATATCACTTGGGGTTTTTTTATTTCAATTATTTTTGCTAATGCACTTGCTATATTGACTTCTTTGTCAATACGAAAGTTAGAATGATATTGATGCTCATTCAAAATTATTGCTACACTTCCTTCTCTACCAATGGCATATTCGGAGGCATGATCAAATAATGCTCTATATAATTCTTCAAAATCACGTACTTGAGAATCGGCTATTATTTGCCTTAGTTTTCTAAAATCGGTTTTCTTTTGTTTTAGCTCTTCTATAATTTGTTTAATGTAATTTGATGATACTAAAATAGATTCATCTAATACTAATTCATTATCTTTAGTTGATAACTGAATTGTATTTAGCATTTTTCGTATATCCGGATGATGTTTATTAACTATGTGGGCAAGATCTTTAAGATTTACTTTTATACCTTCATCTATTAGTATGTTGGATAAATGCTTTGCTACCTCCTTTTTACTTGGTGGTACTATTTTTAGTGTTTGACACCTTGATTGAAGCGGATCTATTATTCTTTCTATGAAATTACAAGTGAGGATAAAACGTGTGTTGCGGGAAAACGTTTCTATTGTATTTCTTAGAGATGCTTGTGCTTGGATGGTGAGAAAATCCGCCTCATCAAGGATGACAACTTTAATCTTTTTAAACGATATAGTGCTTGAGAAACTTGTGACTTTATCCCTAATAGTTTCGATGCCTCGTTCATCAGAAGCGTTGATGTAAAGGTAGTCACACTCCAGATTATTAACAATAAGTTTTGCCAAAGTCGTTTTTCCAGTACCAGCAGGACCATAGAATATAAAGTTTTGAATATCATCTTGGTCTAAATATTTTTGTATTTGTGTTTTAATGTGTTCATTTCCTACATACTCTGTTAGATCTTTTGATCTATATTTTTCTACTAATAATGAATGTTCTTTCATAAAATTGAGAGTCCTAAATTGGTTAATTATTTATTGTAATTATAATCTTTAAATTGTTTTACCAATCTAGATTCTAGTTTATTAATTTGAGAATCAAGTTCTCTATGTAAATTCTCAATTTCTTTTGAAGTACTTTCGTACATCTCATTCAA